AAAAAGGGAGCCGAAGCTCCCTTTCATCAATTCGCAATACTTCGGAAGTAATCTTCCACTGATTGCTCATCGTCTTCCGATTCCCAAGCTGGCTTTGCTGATGCAGCAGCTGGCTTCTCTTGTGCAACCTTACCAACTGGCTTAGTCTTAGCAACAGGCTCTTCTCGCATTTGTTCAGCAACTTCCTCTGCGCGGGCGCTGGAAGCAACAGTTGCATTCATCACCGAGTCAAACTTACGCTTCAGTTCATCGTAGCTCTTGAAGTTCTTTGGATCAATGAACTCCTTGAGTGACTTCATCTTGTTGAGGATTGCTTCCATTTCCTCATCGCTATCAGCCAATTCCTTTGAATCACCGAATACAGAAGTATCGTAGTTGGGGTAGCCATCTACTTGACGCATACGCAGCTTGAATTCAGCGCCAGTGAATGGATCAAACACGTTCACAGGAGTTTCGTCTTCGAAGGTCGGGTTTGCCTTGTCCATGATCTTCTCATAGATCTTCTTGCCGAACTTCATGCGCATCACCTTACCTTCATTTTCCGGATTCTTCGGATCGCTGATCACAAGAATGTTGGCAATGTAATTGGTCTTGCGCTTTTGCTTCCGGGCGACTTCCTTGTCCTTTTCGTTGCCAGTTGCCCACAATGCGCGGTTGGCTTCGGAAATGGGGTCATTCTCACCCAAGGTAGTGCGACTGTTTTCGATGAACCAGCGACCAGTTGGACCTTGGAAAGCGTGGCTATAAACAGTGACCCAGGGCAGTTCGTCATCAGGGTGACGGGGAAGGAAGCGAATCACAGCAGAGGCATTTCCTGCCTTGTCCTTTTCCAACTTGAAGAAATCAGAATCGTCGGACTTCTCAGTGGTCTTGGTCAGAGCCTTGGTAATCGCACCAAAATCAGTTGTGCGTGCCTTGCGGAGATCTGCAATACTAATACCCATAATTTTCTCTCTTTCTTTGTTAAAGGGGATTTACCCCTGTGGTTAATGGAGATTTACTCCAATTCTTTATTTTCTTCTTCGTCGAGTTCGTCAAGATAATCATCTTCGTCTCTCCCGAACTGCATATTTATGCTGTCCTGTTCGCGGAGTTGACGCAAATGCAGTTTCTCTGCCTTCTTTGCCTTTCGGTCAAAGGAAGTCTCGAACCGCTGATACTTATGTTGTTTGTTCATTGAATTTGATAGCTTCATACACTTTGTTCTCGTTGAATTTAATAAACCGATTCAACTTTTCTATTTTAACCCCAAGATGCTTGTAAGTAAAGTCGTTTTTCCATTCCTTTGTAAAGTGAAAGAATTTGTTTAGAGCAACTGCCGTTTCGATTTTAATTTGATTGCCAGAGATTAGTTGCTGCAACTTACAAGGAGAACCGCCAAGAGAAAGTTTGACATCACCGATCAAGTCGAGATCATCAAGAATCAATTGCGTCATCATCTCTTTGTGTTTCTTCCACTTGGAATGGGCTTCTTCAGATTCAATTGGGTTGAACACATCGGCATCATATGCAAAACAGGCAACAAAATGCTGGGCAGCTTCTTGTGGAGTTTTGACCTTATACTCAAGTGCTCGGAACTTGCTGCTCAATGGCTTTTGAGAAAATTCTTCTTCGGAACAAGAACGAACCCTGCCATTGTGCACGAACAAATCATATTTCTCATGAGTGAAGTGAAGTTTCGCTGCCAAGTATATCTTGTATATGTCAAAGGCACGCATCTCATTCAAATGGAAGTTCAGAAGTCTTTCGCAGATAACCTTCTTCTTGCATCTCGACCATAATCTTTTCTCGCAGGGGGCGCGAGATCAACTTCTTGATATCATCGGGATCCAGATCTTTGTCTTCGCAATAATCAAGAATGACGCTGGTACATGTCCTCGCTTCACTCAAGGCAGTCAACTCAACGAATTGGCTAAACTCGCTTGCCGATTTGAATAGGTAACTAACTGGCTCACACAAATCGAGCGAAGACAGCATTTCTTGCTCGAAAATCTTGAAATTATTTTCCATATGCATCAATAATACGAATCAATCGGGTCAGGGAGGCGTACTCAGCGGTTTTATCAGAATAGAATTTGTTGTAATTGTCGTCTTTCTTTGTGTCGAGTTTTCGACCATACTTTCCGAGGAATTTGGTAAGAAAGTAGTCGAGTTTCGTCAATTCCTCTCCAATTGATTCTCGGATAGTGGTGAGTCGCTCTGAGTCATTATCATTCTTGCTTTTGATAATCTCAAGTTCAATTACCTTTGCGTCAAGATTCATAACTGGTTCCATGAAGTAAGTTATAGGTCAATTATACTCTGATTCGGAATAAAAGTAAATCAGAATATCACCAGGAACAAAAGGAAATAGAAAACCCAAAGAATGGCAATGATGAAACCAATCGCAGCAAGAATGGCAAGGGGAACCCAAATCGGCGCCAATAACAAAAGATAACTGGTGCGGATAATGCCAAATAGTCGCAACGGAATAGCCAAAACCATCGCCGAAAGCAACAGGGGTAACACCGCAAGAATAAAGAAAATTAGAAAGCTCATAATCAACTCCTATGAGTCAATTATACCTCAACATTGAATAAAAGTAAAATCCCTTATGCGCCGGAACTCGCTCAGGAACAGCTCTTGGTTCTTCGGGGAGTGGGAATGCAGTGGGATCATCGTCAAGAATAGGCTGGCAGTAAGGGCATTCAATAACCGAATTTCTCCTTCATCAAGACCAATCTTACCCAACAAACCATCAAATGCATCAACAACTCCGGCGCACCCACGATCCATAAAACCAGAATCATGATACAACTCCGAGTCGATCCAATCGTATTTTCCGAACACCGAGTGGTTCAATTTTGCCAGATCGTAGAACCAATGACCCATCAGGCGACCATTTGGATCAATCACTTTCAGTTGCTTATAGTGAAAGCAATAAAACATGTTAGCAAAATGAAGGTCGCCATGATACACAGTGGTCTCGTTGAAGAACCTTGAGTTGGAGATCATTGAATGTAACGATTCCAAGAAATCAACTGCCTCATCTTGATATGCTGTTCCTTTGATGCGAGAGAGGTTCTTATCAAATAGGAATTCCCAAAAAGAAGAACCAGAGGTTGACTCTTGTTTGCATACATCAATAAAATCAAATACAGAATCAAACACCTCATTCCAGGATTCTTCTGATCGATCAAGGTAAAGATACAAATCCCGCAGATTAGTTGACTTCAGACGTTCCATTGAGTAACCAGGTCTTTGTTCTCTGCTTGCGTTTTGAAATGCGTACGTCATAGGAACGAACCGACGCAAATCATCAGGAATAGCAGAATACCATTGATGCTCAGCGAACATCTTCCGACCATCAACAGAAGTCTTTGTCACAGAATGCTTCTTTACCGAAATGTAATTGAAACAGCGGGTTTTCGAAATTCCCCGGTTCTGAATGAACTCCTCGATTGTGCCGAAATCTTTTAATGCGTCCTCTTTGATTTTATCAATTGATAGACGATGCGTCTTCCCATAGAATGACAGTACCTCAGATATCTGAGATTCGCCCTGAGAACCGCTTGTGTTATACAAATAAGAGAACAAGAATTGTTTCGCATCTGAGATGTGATAAAGACCTGCCACCGCAAGATCAGTATCCACGTGAGTCTTTGGCTTATCAAAGAACTCAAGACCTGACTTTGATTCCTTCACCATGCACCAACGATGCTGGTCCACAACAGGAAATGCAGAAATGGAATCGGGGGCTAGATGTAGGGCAGACTTATCCGAGACGACAAAATCACTCAAGTGAATAAACAGGCTGTCTGACTCAGTCACGTCCCATGGAATGCCGCTTGCAATTGATTGTGCAGGTCCGACTCGACCAATTGGAATAACCGGGACGAACTTTACATTCAAATCATACAACCTAACAACTTCCTGCAGCTGTTCACGATGTTCTTCATTACCATATACAACAATAATCTCATCTGGTTCGACCTCAGAGATGATGCTCTCGATGATATGAATAAGAATCGGTTTTCCTTCATATGGAAGGACAGTCTTGGCGTAATTTTTACCAAGCTCTTTCATTCTTGTCCCAGAACCAGCTGCAGGAATAATTGCGTATTTCATATATCGTTTACATTCAGTGCTTTATCGTCAATTATGTAGTCGTAATATGGTTTCCCGAATATAAGATCGTCATATGGAATGTCATGTTGACGCAACCAATCTTCAGTAATTTTACCAATATCATCAACTACCTTCGACAAGTTCCCCTTGTGGGTCAACATTCGCCGAGCAGTAAAGATAATTATACTTGCACCACGGGATTTGTAAAGTCTAAGTTTAGCAATTACCTCATCATTTGGTTTCGCAAGCGCATACTTTGAGTGGGAATCAGAACCCTCACCCGGAAAGCAGAGGGTGTGATCAAGATCAAAGCATACGATTCTGCTCCGGAGATCATATGCACAAAGTTGCTTAAGCAAAGAAGTCATCTAGGCTACCTGTATTTTCACTTCGTTTGAATGCTTCCTGCCAGGAAATTTGGCATTCCCAGCGGAAATTCTCAACGTCAGTCAGACCAGCTGACCAACTCGGATCTTCTTTCTTGACCATCTTCACCAATCCAGGAAATTCTTCCTGTAGGGCTTCGATGCAACGCTTCTGTAATGCATTGGTTCGAACTGTTGAATTCCCACCTGGTTTTCCATGCGCATGACTGAATGCATACTTGTAAATGATTGCATTCGGGAGACCGGAAGTCAGCATCTTAAGAATTGCATAGAAATCCTCGTATAGCTTGATCTCAGGATTCTTCTTATACATCCCATCAAAAGAGACTCCCTTTGATGCCCAAGTTTCCTTGTTTACACCATAGCAGCTATATGAACGACCAATTTGCTTCACGTCTTCGGTGACTCGATTGTTTCCTGCTTGATCGGAAATTCCGACCATACCGAAATTATCAAGTTCTTTCTCCACCATTGCAAACATGTTCTTATAGTCATCAACGGACATATCCCTGAGCTTCAATTCGTCATTTCTGACCTTGAACACGCAGCTGTCATCAATAATCATGACTTTATTAGAAGTTGCTGCAGAAAGCAACTTTTGTCGCACATCAGCGATACCATCTGTGGAACCAAGATCCATTACCTTGGCATTTGGATTCTTCTCTGCGAGCAACTCTGCTCTTCCAGAGTGGGTTACCAGAGTCACCATACTCTGAATCTCAGGAGGAAGATTATTGAAGCATTTCTGCTTATCTTCGCGCATGAATGTAGGAATAAAGATTTGCATGTTGTTCATCCGAAGAAACTTTCTAGGCTAGTTTTATCATGAATTTCAAAAATGGCAGGGTCATTTTTACGGGCTTTTTCCTCACCGAGTTCTTTGACAAGGTAGTCAAACCATTCCTTTGATTGCCACTGACCAGGATATACACCGCTGAACCGATCCCACCAGTGAGGGTGTTCTTTGTTATCACGACATGCCTCGACATATTTCTTTCGAGTCTGTTCGTATTCCCAAGTTCCGAGCTGCGCAAGGTCTTCGCGCGCATATGCCACAATAGAGATTCGTTCGCTTGACTCAGAACCAAGAACAATCGGGGTATTACCATGAATCGCAGTATGGTTCGCAATCAAAAGCAAATCACCTGGACGAACGTTGACAGCTGCTCGGAATTCCGGGCAAACCAGATAACCCCCGGTGTAATTGCCGTCATTGGAAAGAACCGACAAATTGGAGAATCCAGGTCCAAGGTCACCTGCATCCAAGTGCGCAGCAGTGCGGAATGTCTTGTTGATAGTCAGCGTGGTGAACACAGTGTCGGAGATACGGAAGTTCTGGTCAATGTCAGAAACAAACTTCTTCTGGGCAGAATACCTCTTTGGAAGCAACTCAGAGAACGCTGCATCAAGGGTTCGGATGAATGGGATTGCTCGCTTGTAGTTCTCAGGCGAACGCTCATTGTATGCAGCGAGGCGACCATACGGAACCCGAGGAACTCGACCAAAGGCACCTGCAATTCCGCTATAAACTTCATTTGCATAGGTGGTGCCGGAAATATTGGTGTCAATTACTTCCTTGGCTGCTTTCTTTTGTTCAGCTGGAGTTAGCTTGCGGGTTGCATCAATCCAAGCCTCGAAGTCAAGTGGTTTCGATGATAACCAAACAGTATTGAATGCAGAACTCGGATCCAACATCGATTGCTTATTTGCTCGCAATTCTTCAATGGGATCTTCGCCAGTGATCGTAGTGTATGGCTTGGTGAAGAAGCGAAGAACACGTTCTTCATACACAGTCACCCATTCGCGATTTCCGTTCTTTCCTGTTCGGACTGTTCCTGCTGCGCTACCGCGATTGTTCGTCGGCGTGGCTGCTTCGCGCAAACCAGCATATGCTTCGGCTTGTTGCTCTTTACTGAAGAAGTTCTTCCGAAACTTCAGAACGACACGTTCTTCTGACTCCGAATCAGAATCACCTGATACGCCAGAGATTCTCTCATAAACATCAACGTCTTCCTCGATCAGCAAGTCATAGTGACTCTCATCAAGGAATGTTCCAATTAAGCTGTTGCAATCAGAACGATCAACAAAAATTTTCTTAACCATCCATATCTCCTGTTCAAGTATTTCAATTATACCCGGAAATATGTATATGGTAAACTAAACTTTATTTTTACGCGTTTTCTCCTGGGCACCAAGAATTATCCTCATGTGCTCGTCGATGAAGTGCTTTCGATTGAATTTACTGATGACCGAATCAGATAGCCGCTTTCGATCAGAAAGCGACCATTGCATGGCGGAATTTACGTTGCATCTATATTGTTCTTCCATTGGAACATCAGAACTTTTGTCGCATATATGAACAGCCCAATCAGGGAGATGTTCTAATTCAGCTACTTTCTTATTTCCCGGAACGACGTAAGGAACGCCAAATGAGGCATACTCAAGGGAAACAATTCCAGTTGATTCATTGCCCATACCAAGACCAAACGCAGCCTCTGCCATGGATTGGAAAATGTCGCTCCTCGGTGCATCAAAGTGAAATTCAAAAAGCGGAGAATTGCTAAGGAAGTCAAGTTCTCGTGGTGGGATACTCTTTCCGCCAAATCTTATAAAACACTTGACAGGCACCCCGAGCCCGCTTCCCAAATAATACCTCAATGCAATATGAGGATATTTTCCACCATCCCACGAGCCGACAAAGATACCATATTCTTTTGCTGGTTTGACTTCCGATGGGCATTCGTCTACAAAGTGAATGCAGATTGTGTCGTCAAACAAATTACCGAATTGCTCTCGCTGCCAGCGCGAAACGCCTACCCAATACACCTGTTGATGAAAAGAATCATAATCAGACGCCAGAAATCGCCGAGATGGGGTGTGATAATGTTCAAATACAACGACAGCACCGCAATTTTCTGATGGTGTTATGAGTCTTCGCCCTGAGCTATCAAGAACTACATCCGGTCGCAGCGCAGAAACAATAGAAGAAAGTTCGCGCCGAAGTAAAGTTGATCTGTGCTCATATTCTGCGCTTGATTGAATTCTTCCATTTGGGGTTTCAAGAACTATTTGGTTCTCAAACTGAACGTCGCTGCCAGAACCAGTGACATAGAAGCACTCAGCAATGTCCGATAACAAAGATACCTGGTTCTTGGTGAACTTTTGAACTCCATTCGCCACCTTACCAACAAGACTCGGAAGATGCAAGTGATCCAGTATCAGAACTCTCATGTCAGCTTATTGAAAACGTGTTTCTTGTGAATTTTCGCGCTGCACCAACTATTGTAACAATCTTCGCGAAGGAGGCACTTTCGGACAAAGATCTCTTCAGTCTCGCGATAACTGCATTCACTCAAGCTGCGACAGATGTGTAAAATCTCTCGGTGAAACGAATCCTCACCAAGAGACGCAACATCTGCCTTTAGGTCATCAGAACT